AGCCTGAACAGCTCAAAGCAGTGTTGGCTGCCCTGCATGTTGAGCAGGAGCCTCAGCCTCATAGGCATAGGTGCAGCCGCGCTGCATCTTGGCACCTGCCAACTGGGTCAGGCGCTGATTGGCACTGTCGACTGCTGCGTCCTTCTCCATCAGGTTGCCGATCCCGAAGTCGCCCAGGAAAGACAGCACCGAGCGTCCGTCGAACTCGCTCTCCTCACGCACGTGGGTCAGGAAGCCCTGAACCTTGGCCTGTTCCAGGTCAATCTCGCGGCAGCTCATGGTCTGCCGTTCGAAGTCAGTCAGTTCCGGCTGTCGGCCATAGTTTTTCGTGGAGCATCCGGCCACCGATAGGCTGACCAACATCACTGCCCCAAGCAGTACTTTGAAATCCATTCCTCCCCCTTATTCATCATCCTGCTTTCTTACCAGTGCGACGCGCGAACGCATCGCTCGTCGCCTTGAGTGCGGCCTGAGCGTCGGGCGGGCTATGCCGGTAGTTGTCCAGCAGGATGCGCTCGTCAGGTGCTAGCTCAGCGGGACTAGGCTGCGCTCCTCCTCCGGTCAGAATCCAGCCAGGATCAGCCCCGAAACAGCTGTGCAACGTTAGAAGTGATGCTCCGTCAGGCAGCGCCTCATTGCTTTCCCAGCGCGCAACAGTTTTGCGATTCACCCCAAGGCGCTCCGCAAACTCCCCCACGCCTAGTCCACCGCGTATTTGTCGGATCCGATCCCCGATGCTTTGAGGCATAAAAGTCCCTTGACTATGGGACTTTGATGTCCCAATATCAATTCACACCAAAGCACTGCACATGCATTGGTTTATTAGCAATCTTTCAGCAGATAGGAACCCCGTCATGAACGTCCCGTATCCGCTCCCCACTCGCACGCCGTACACCGGCGAGCGCGTTAAGGAACTCTTCCGCGCCGCCGGTATAACGATCTCGGCCTGGGCCGAGGCCAACGGCTATCCCCGTCACCAGGTGTACATGGTCATCAACGGCCAGTTCAAAGGCCGCCGCGGCACCTCCCATGAAATCGCCCTGAAGCTCGGCATGAAGCTCTCCGTCGAGCAACTCGCCGCCTGAGAGGAGTACAGCCATGCCTCGCTTTCAGCCGCCGGTCGAGCACATCGACCTGACTCCCGCTCCGATGGACACCTGGCGCGCCGCGCTCGATGCTCTGATCGCCTGCGCCCCTGGTGATACTTCGGACATCGCCTGGCACCTGGCCGATGCTCACCAGAGCAGCCTCCTGTTGGTGGACCGGACCGTAGCATCGCCAGGCGCCGAGCGCCTGATCGATCGCCTGATGCTCATCAGCGCAGGTCGGCTGCTCAACCATCGCATGAGCCGCGAAGAGGCCCACCAGATCAGCTTCCGCCTGCTTGAGCACGCTCGGCAACATACCGCAGCACACCAGCCAGATCCCGATGCGGCATCTGCCATGTCTCGCCCGACTGCGCGTCAGCCAGCGTCTCCAGGTCACAGGCAAGACCTTGCAGGTCAAGGCCGTGATCAATTGCCAGACGACGTGCCAGGGCAACAAACGCCGAGCGCATCGACGCATCAAGAACCAGGTGATCGGGGGTAGTCATGTCTGTCTCTCCGACGAGGGTGAATGTACCCCATCAGGCTGGCGTTGTCGCAATGGCTTTGCCAATGGTGAAAACAGCTATTTGTTTGGACGACGACTACTGGGGCTTCTGGAGCACCATCCAATGAAGCGCCGGAATTGGAAACACTGGGTGCCGCGCTCGCCGGCCGAAGCGCTGGACGGCTGTGCGCAGTTGGCCATGCAGCGCTACAACCGCGGGATCGAGCGGCTTGCCACAGACCATCTGTGCCAGAACAACGCCAGCACCCTCTACAAATGGATGGGCAATGGCCGCCTGCCGTTGACCATGGTGCTGTCATTGGAGAAAGCCTGCGGCCTGCCGCTGATCACCCGCTACCTGGCCGCCGCTCACGGCAAGCTCCTGGTCGACATCCCGGTTGGCAAGGCCTGCAACGCCAACGACCTGCAGCAACTGCAGGGCGTGCTGCACAACGCCACCGGCGCGCTGATGGCCTTCTACGACGGCAAGCAAACCGCCGAACAGACCCTGGACGCCATCCGCGCCGGCCTCGAATCCCTCGCTTGGCACCACGGCAACGTCGCCCAGGCAGAAACCCCGCAACTGGACTTTGGAGTGGCTGACGATGAGTGAGTCCATCAACCTGCAGGCGCTGCTGCAGCGCCTGGACGAGCAAGCCTATGAGCAGCTCTGCATCGAAGCTGCGCGCCTTGCCGAAGAGAACGAGTACCTGCGCACCGAGCTGACCCGCATGGAGGAATGTGCCGAAGGGTGGTGCAACGAGGCCCAGCATCTCCACCAGCAACTGGCGGAGGCCACCGGTGGCCAAGCCGCTATCACCCAGTCCGGCGCCTTGGTCGTCATCCCGATGGAGCGCTGCGCATGAGCACCGAAAAATACCGCTCCGAGCAGGTCCAGCGAACCCTACGGGTCATGCTGGCCCTCGCCGCCAACGAATTCCGGGGGCTGCTGCTGAAGGAGGTGGCGGTCGCCGCCGAGTGCGACGCCAGCGCCGCCCTGCGCGCCCTGGAAAACCTGCGCATCGCCGGCTTGGCCGACCGCAGCCCGCATGACGACAAGCGCTGGCTGCTCGGACCGCGCCTGGTCCAGGTGGCCTTTGGATTCGACGAAGCCCTGCGCCGCGGCCAGGACGAACTCAACGAGCGTCGCCAACGCTACACCCGTCTCCCGAACTAAGGAAATCCCATGGCCCGTAAAGCATCCCCCGTGAAAGTGGAACCCATACCTGAAGTCAACCAGCAGGCGTACCAGGCCGAGGCAGGCGCGCTGACCATGCTGGGCGACATTGCCCAGGGCATGCATGAGGAGCGCGACCTGGTCAACCAACTGCTCGGCCAAGCGCAGATGGCAGGGGCGTTCGAGGAATTTTCCCGAACGGTTCGGACTTCCAAGCTCGCTTACGTCAAGGAAAACAAGCTCTACCGTGCCATTGCCGGGAAGAAAAGTCCGAACGGTTCGGAGTTTTCTGGCACTTGGGACGAGTTCTGCTCGTTGCTCGGCATCTCTGTCGACAAGGCAAACATGGATATCGCCAACCTCCGCACTTTCGGCGAAGAAGCCCTGGAATCCATGTCCCGCATGGGCATCGGCTACCGCGAGCTGCGCCAGTGGCGAAAGCTGCCCGATGACGCCCGTAGCGCCCTGATCGAAGCGGCCAAGCAGGGCAACAAGGACGCCGTCGAGTACCTGGCCGAGGAACTGATCGCCACCCACACCAAGGAAAAGGCTGCCCTGGAGAAGCAGGTAGAGGATCTACGGGCGGACAACGAAGCCCTGGGCGAGCGCATGGCGCGCAAGTCCCGCGAGCTGGACGAAACCGTCCACGAACTGGAAAAGACCAAGCGGCGCATCCAAACCATGAAGGCGGATGAGGCCGAGAAAGAGCTTCGCCAGGAAGCAACGGCGATCGCCTTCGAAGCCGAGGCCGACATCAGCGGCAAGTTGCGCGAAGCCTTCTCCGTCATGCTCGACCACGCCGAAAAGACCGGTACCGACCCCCGCACCTTCCAGGCCGGTCTGGTGCGCCACCTCGAAAAACTGCTCCTGCAGATTCGCGAAGAGTTCCAGTTGCCCGACGGCGAAGCCCCCGATGACATCAGCGAATTCGGCTGGATCGAGCAAATGGGCAAGTCCCAGCCTGCAGGCGTGGCTGAGGACTGAGCCATGAGCGCCGTCATTACTCAAGCCCTGGTCGATCTGGAGCGCGCCCTTCGCGCCGCCCCACGCGGGCAGCGCGTAGAGATTGCCCAGTCGACGGCCCAGCGGCTCGACATGTCACTCGCCACGCTTTACCGCAAGCTGAGGGAGGTCACCGCAGACAGCAAGCCCCGCAAACGCCGGAGTGACGCCGGCACCAGTGCCCTGAGCCGGGAAGATGCCCTGACCATCAGTAGCGCGCTGATGGAGAGTGCGCGCCGCAACGAAAAGCGCCTGTATAGCCTGGAGGATGCGGTGGAAGCGCTACGGGCCAGCAAGATGATCCGGGCGGACGTCGTTGACGAGGACACGGGCGAGATTCGGCCGCTGTCCATCAGTGCGATATCCAGGGCTCTCTACAGCTTCGGGGTTCATCCCCAGCAATTGCTGCAGCCTGCTCCGGTAACGGAGCTGGGCAGTTGCCACCCCAACCACGTTTGGCAGATCGATGCCTCGCTGTGTGTTCTTTATTACCTCAAGCCCGGCGCCGATGAGCACGGTAACGGCCTGCGCGTCATGGAGCATGACCAGTTCTACAAGAACAAGCCGAAGAACGTGGCCCGCATCGCCTCCAACCGGGTCTGGTCGTACGAGATCACCGAGCACGCCAGTGGCTGGATTTACCTGAAGTACGTCATGGGAGCCGAGAGCGGCGAGAACCTGTGTGATGTGCTGATCGACGCCATGCAGGAGCGCGGTGGCAACGACATTCTGCACGGCGTGCCGAAGATTCTGATGATGGACCCAGGTTCTGCCAACACCTCGGCCATGGCCAGGAACCTTTGCCGTGCGCTGCGCATCCGCGTCATCGTTCACAAGCCCGGTGCCGCGCGGGTGACTGGCCAGGTGGAGAACGCCCGGAACCTTATCGAGCGCAAGTTCGAGGCGGGACTGCGCTTCCAGCCTGTCGCCGATCTGGACGAACTGAACGCTGCCGCCAAGACCTGGCGCGCGTGGTTCAACGCCGCGAAGAAGCACTCCCGCCATGGGATGACCCGCTCGGAGGCCTGGATGCGCATCCGTGAGCACCAGTTGGTGAAAGCGCCCAGCGTCGAAGTATGCCGCCAGTTGGCAATCGCCGAGCCGGAGAGCCGCAAGGTCACCAGCAAGCTGCGCGTCAGCTTCCAGGGAACTGAATACGACGTCTCGGTCGTACCTGGCGTGATGATCGGCGAGAAGCTGATGATCACCCGCAACCCCTGGCAAAGCGATGCCGCCCAGGCGATCACTTTCGACCAGGACGGCCATGAAGTCTTCCACGTCATTCCGAGGATCGAGGAAGACGAGTTCGGCTTCGACGTGCGGGCACCCATGATTGGCGAGGACTTCCGGCAGCATGCGGAGACGCCTGCGCAGAAAGCCCGCAAGGAAGCGGCCCGGCTGGCCATGGGCGTCGATACCGATGCCGAAGAGCAGGCCGCACGCAAGGCCAAGGCCATTCCGTTCGGCGGGAGGCTGAAGCCCTACCAGCATATCGAAGACGCTCAGTTGCCGACCTTCATGCCACGCAAGGGCAGCGAGCTGCAGCTCGACGTGACACTGCCCACCGTCGAGAGCACGCCACTGAGTCACCCGGCAGCCGCCAAGATCCTCCGGGCACGCCTGGATGGCGTCTGGAGTCCCGAGTCGATGCTCTGGCTCAAGTCCAACTACCCCGACGGGGTGCTGGAGGACCAGCTCGACAGCATCGTCGAGCAGTTGCAGGCGGCGCCCAGCCGGCCCGCGCTGCGCGTTGTGGGAGGTAACTCGTAATGCTGAAGCTCAAGGAAGTCCTGGCCAGCCTCGGCAAGCCGCAGACCGATCTGGCCCGTGCGGTCGATCTCAGTCCGGCGGCGATCGCTCAACTGATCAACCACAGCCAGTGGCCGAAATCGCTGGACCAGCAGCAACTGGCCTGGCGGATCACCGAATACCTGATGGCTCAGGGCGCGCAGTTCGACACCGTGCGCCAGGCCTTCGACGAAGTGGGGCCCGGCGCGCCAACGCCGGGCCCCTGCAACCCCCGAAGACGCTCAAGAAAACGAGGAGTGCGAACCCATGCTAATGCGCAAACAGGTATTGCTGCCAGCCACGAAGAAGGCTTTCGACATCCGTCGCGACCCCTTCGACGAACTGCACAGCGCCGACGACATCTTCATCAACGCTGATATCCGCTATGTTCGCGAGGCGATGCACCAGGTCGCTATGCACGATGGTTTCCTGGCAGTGATCGGCGAGTCAGGGGCGGGCAAGTCCACCTTGCGCCGAGATCTGGAGCATCGCCTGGAAGGCAGCCCGGTGACGGTCATTCAGCCATACGTGCTGGGGATGGAAGACAACGACACCAAGGGCAAGCCCCTCAAGAGCGAGCATATCGCCGAGGCCATCCTGGCGGAGATCGCGCCAGACCAAACGCCGCGGAACAGCTCGCAGGCCCGCTGGGCGCAACTGCACAAGGCTCTGAAGGCCAGCCACACCGCAGGCTCGCGCCACCTGCTGATCATCGAGGAGGCACACAGCCTATCGACCCCGACGATCAAGCACCTCAAGCGCTACCGCGAACTCGAACTGGGCTACACGAAGCTGGTGTCGATCATCCTGATCGGTCAGCCCGAACTGCTCATCAAGTTGTCGCCGCGCAACGGCGAAGTCCGAGAGGTGGCCCAGCGCATCGAGATCGTCGAGTTGCCGCCGCTCACGGTCGGCGGGCTGGAACAGCACCTGGCGTTTCGTTTCGAGCGGGTTGGCAAGCCACTGAGCGATGTGATCGATGCATCCGGCCTGCAGGCCATCATCGAGAGGCTGGGGGGCGTCAAGGAAAACAAGCCCAGCCTGCTCTATCCCCTGGCCATCGGCAACCTGGTGAAGGCCGCTATGAACTATGCCGCGCTCGTCGGCGAGCCGCGCGTCACTGCTGACGTGGTTCGGGAGGCCTGACATGAACGTCGTACCGATCACTGGCCGCCTCCCTGAAGAGCAGCCGAAAGCTACCCATCTGCCGCTCTGCACAGTACTGACGCCAGAGCTGGCCCGCTGCCTGGAAGCAGTCAACAGCGCCACCCGCGCCTTGCGCCAGGCCGGCATTCCGATTGAGCAGACGTCGGTGCTCGATCGCCGCCTGTTTATCCGCGAAGAGGATTCGCTGCGGCTGCACCGCCGCTTCCGCAACGCCATCCGCGGCATTCGCCAGACCACTCGCGGGCTGGTCACCGTCCATGTCGTCAGCCTGCTCGGTGTTGACGTGGCCTGGACGACCCCGGTGAAGGAGCAGGACCAATGAGCAGCTTTCCGGTAACCGTAAAGAAGCTGGCTGGTCGCCTACACACCGTTGCGCGCCATTTGGATCTGGAACCGGATGAAGTCGAGCTGTTCGCCAGCATTCAGGGTGTGCGCGTTCCGCTGCTCAACACGACGTTCCAGGTCGACGACGACGGAACGCTCTTGTTCCTGGGTGGATTCGACGGATTCCTTGACGAGCTGAGGGCGCAGGTAAAGGAGGCCGAGCAAAACTTGGTCACGGAGTGCAACCGGTACAACGACCTCTGGCTCCAGTTCGATCAACTGCGAGCCAGCAGCGACCGGCTCTGCAACGAGCTGGCTGTGATGTGCGAAGCACAACTCGTCGGAGATCACAACTTGGTCATGCGCAAGGTCGAGCAGTTCACCGACCGCTACCGCGAGAACTTTAAGCAGGCCGCGGCCAACGGGAGGGTGCACTGATGAACAAAGGCACAAAGCGGAACCAGTGCGACGGCTGCCAGGCCGGCGTGCCGCTGGAGAACGGCAAGCACCGAATGGGACGTCCTGGTGGCTACCCCGACCTCATGAGCTGCACAGCCCATCTCTATGGGGCGCCGCAAGTACAGCCTGTGGCATGGGCCATTTTCGACGGCGCCTGGATCTCGGACCACACGGCTGATCCAAACCGAGCGGAGCAATGGGCTGAGGATGGCAAGAACGTGATCGCTCTTTTCGCGATGCCGGTCCAGCAGCCGGTATCTGCTTTCGCTCGGGATGTGCTGGCAGAACGGCAGCGGCAGATCCGACAGGAAGGCTTCAGCCCCGACCATGACGCTGAGCACCGAGGCGGTGAACTAGCGCTGGCTGCTACCTGCTACGCCGACGAAGCCGTTACGCAGATCTGCCAGCCAGAACGAGAACCGTGCCTGACGCAACTGGTGCCGGGCTGGTGGCCGTTCGAGCCATCCTGGTGGAAACCCAGCCTGGACGCTCGAAAGAACCTAGTGAAGGCCACGGCGCTGCTCCTCGCACAGGGTGACGCGCTCGACCTGCAGATTGATACCGAGCTGGAGGGACGTCCCCATGGCTGATGTTCTGGAAATCGACTGCCCCGCGTGCAGCACTCCGTACCCCGAAATCACCGCAGGCTCTGCAGCTCATGACCCGAGCCTGATCGAGCTGGTGATCACCTGCAGCAACTGCGGACACATCCTGAATGCGTTCGTCTCCCTGGCTGAGATGAGCGTTGTACCGAATCCCGAAGAGGAAACCTCCCATGGCTGAACAAACAGTGCATGTTCCCGCCGGCTACCGCATGGACGCCAAGGGGCGCCTGGTACCTGAAGAAATGATCAAGCCCATTGACCTGGAGCGCGACCGCCTTGTGCAGGAGATCGTTGCCAAGGGGAAGGCTCTGAACAAGGCGTTGCTGGATTTCAAACTGGCAACATTCGGCGATATCGAAGCCTTCATCACCCTGTCGGCCGAGCAGTACCAGGCGAAGGTAGGAGGCAAGAAGGGCAACGCCTCTCTGGTCAGCTTCGACGGTCGCTACAAGGTCATTCGGGCCATGGCCGACAACATCGCCTTCGACGAGCGCCTGCAGGCGGCCAAGGCGCTGATCGACGAGTGCCTCCACGAATGGACGGAAGGTGCTCGCGCGGAGGTCATCACGCTGATCAACGATGCGTTCCGCGTGGACCAAGCTGGGAACATCCGTACCGGCAGCGTGCTTGCCCTGCGCCGCCTGCAGATCGATGACGAACGTTGGCAGCGTGCAATGCAGGCCATCGGCGAGGCTGTCCAGGTCGTGAGCACCAAGGCGTACGTGCGTATCCAGGAGCGGGTCGGGGACACCGACCAGTACCGCTCCATTCCTCTTGATATCGCGGGGGTGTGAGATGGCCAAAGAGATCAACATCGACACCATCATGTCGCAGGCCCAGGTCTTCGCCAGCGCCTGGTCGCTGGTCGGGGGCACATTCGACGACGGCCACGCCATCGAGAATGCGGAGGAAGCCAAGGCTAAATTGCGCGAGATGCTGGAAGACTTCTGCTCAAACACTGACCTGCAGCGCGTGGCCGAGTTGCTCGTTTCCTGGCACCAGAGAGGCATAGGCAATATTGACCAGGTTCTGAGCGCGCCGTCAGGGATGGAAATCCACCTGGGTGACGATCCGATCGTGCTGAGCGGCCCGAGGGCTATAGGGTTTCGAATGGGTCTGCAGGTCGCTCGCCTCTGGCTTGGCGAACTGCCGCTGTCTCTCAGTACGAACGAGCCGGTAGAGGAGGTGTGAAGTGGCTAGCAATCTCGAAGTAGTCACCCAACTGATGGAGTACTCGCGCTCAGGTCCATTGATGCAAGTGATGATTTTCCAGGCCCTGGACCAGTTCAGCAGCGGCGTTCTGGCCAGCCCGGAGGGTTCCTTGCGCAATGCCATTGTCTCGGAAGAGGCTTGGAGAGCTTGCGCGAAGGAAATCCAGCAGACCCTTTCCAAGCACTTGCTGGAGCAATGACATGGAGCGCTACCACTCAACGGCCGGCGATCCACCTCGGCGTGATGCTGACGTAAAGCGGCAGGAGGCCCAGGAGCTGGACGAACTGGTTCAGCAGTTCTTGGCCGGCGGCGGGCAGATCGAGAAAGTCGGGTACAAGATGCGCGAGCTGCCGGACACTTTCGTCATCAACCCCATGAGGACGCCGGTATACAACGGTGCCCTGGCCGAGAACTCGTCGCTCAAAGCCAAGCCTGCCGCACCGCGCGCGCAAGCAAAGACCGAGCCCCAACGCTCACCAGCGCCCGTGCCGGCTTTGCAGCCGGCTCCTGGCGTGAACCCGAAGGTCTGGTTGAGCCGGATGATCGCCGCCCAGGCGCTGCTGGCCGCGCAGACGGCCAGGCTCGCTCGCGAATTGGGCGTCAGCGATGCTGAGCTGCGCCGGCTGGGGCGTCGGCATGGCATGGAGGTGTTCCATGGCACTCGCTAGGGGGCTGCTCAGCAAGATCCACATCGCTCGTCAGCAGCTCGGCCTGCAGGACGATGTCTATCGGCAGAAACTGCAGGTGATGTTCGGCAAGGGATCGGCGCGGGATCTCAACCTGCGCCAGGCCGAGCAGTTGCTGACGGAGTTCAAGCGCCTGGGCTGGCAACCACAGCCCAGCAAGCGAGCAGCCGGCAAGCCGCACAATTGGCGGCAACTGCCAGCGGAGGTCGAGGTGATCGAGGCTCAACTTACCAACATGGGGCTGCCTTGGAGCTACGCCGATGCGATCGCCAAACGCCAGTTTGGCGTAGCCAAAGTGGCCTGGCTGAAGAAGCCTGAACAGCTCAAAGCAGTGTTGGCTGCCCTGCATGTTGAGCAGGAGAAGCGCGGGCTTTTGGGTAGCGTGGAGGAGTTGCTCAAGCTGCTCGGCGAGCATGATCCAAACTGGAGGGTGGATCTGGAACACCTGCCCAAAGGCTGGGAGCGGCGACGTCCAATTCTCAAGAGCCTGGTCGAAACACTGCGTGCAGCAGCGTCTGCTCGGGGGCTCTTGTAATGCAATTGCAGTGCCCCTGCTGCGGCGAGCAGTTTCCGGTAGAGGCCGGGTTCGCAGATACCGACGGCAAGAGGCTGGCGGCGCTGTTTGCCGGCCTCGATCCGAAACTGGGCCGCGCAATACTCAATTACCTACGCCTGTTCAGTCCAGCCAAACGAGGCCTGCGCATGACGCGCGCCATAAAGCTTGTGGAGGAGCTGCTCAACCTGGTCAATACAGGCACAGT